ATTTACAATTCCGATACAAAGGTAAAAACTATTTTTTAAAAGGCAAAACTTTTTTGATAAAAAAATTAGGTTTGCCCAAAGATTTAACTTTTGTTTAGAAAATCCCCAGGCAAACCTAATTTTATTGGTAAAAGTGTATTTACAAAATTCTGCATACGTTCTCTTTTTTCGCATCTTCATATTGTTGTAACTTTGCGGAATAAAGAGTCAACGTTCCATCTTCTTTAATTTGGTCCAAAATCCAAATATCTCCTCTGAAAGAAAACTCATTCCCAGAGGCATAATAATTTTCAATATCGGTAGGAGACATCTCAAACTTAGGTTTACCAAGTTTATCAAAAAGCTCGGCTCTCATCTCCTCCATTTTTTCATAATTGTTAAAAATACTATCCAATCTGTTTCTTTTAGCAATATCGTTTATTTTGTTTCTTTTGCCGTCCATAACTCTTTGATAGTATATTTTATCATTCTTGCTGAAATAAATCTTTTTTCTAAATTCAGCAATTAAATACTCTTTTTGAATAATCAAAAAGTATTCAGCAACTGAAAGGTTTCTGTTCTTCTTATCCATGATAATTATTTTTTCAATTTACCAATTACGTCTTCATTAAACTCTCTCGGCTTTTGTAAATGAGTGAATACTTCTAATGCTTCATCTTTTGTACACTCGTCAATATCCTTTTTTATTGTATAAGTTATACTTGTCACGAAGTTATTTTCAAGCTCTAAACCATACTTTTTGATATCCTTTATAGCATCAAAATCATATAACAATATGACATTTGTGACTCCCTTCAACATTAACTTTTTCGATTGTTCTGGACTTATTTTCTTTCCGAATGTACAAACGCATTTAATCTCTTCGCTATCCCAAAGATGAAGAACTTTATCAACTGCTATTTTATCAAAAATTCCTTCTACTAATATAACGGTTGTAGTGTTCTCTGTTATTTCGTCATATCCAAATAAAAGCTCGGAAAACTCCGTACCAACGCTATTGTTGTATCTTAATCGGTCTGAAGGTACTTTCTTTGCTCCATAACGTCCAACAAAACCTCTTATCTTTCCGCCATCATATATCGGTATCAATACATAGTTTTGGTATTTTCTATACAAATCAGTAGCTCCTATATTATAACGTTTACAATCAGCAGGAGTTATGCCACGCTCCAATAAGTATTTCGTGCTTGCTACGGACACTTTCCATCCCACAGGCATCTTTATAACAGGCAGTTCCTTTAATGTCACCTCATCATCCTCTATACTCTCAGCAACTATATTACGAAGGCTCTGAATAGTCTCTCGAATTTCAACAGTAGCTCCTCCCAACAGATAAGTTTTATCCAGTTGTTTGAGAAGTTTATAAATGCTGCCGTACTCCCCGCACTTCTTACAATCCCAAAGTTGAGTTGTTTTAGATATGTAAAAATGTTCAGTTTTTCCGCAAAAAGGACAATCGCAAATGTACTGTCCTCTTCGGTTTAATTTCGGATTGATTAACAAATCACGAAGGTCTGAATCATCAATTTTCCTTGTCGCTCGTTTCATATTCATCCCAGTCTGTATTCATTGTTCTCTTTCTATCATAGAACCTTGCGTATGCGAAATTGTTACATATGTGTATAGGACTACCATTTTTATAATCACGTAACTTATCTGTGTGTAATCTCATAACTTCCTCTTTTGCTTCGTCTCTTGTCTGATTTATAGTGATGAAAATATCCACAGGTCTTAGTTTTCCTTTATCTTCACTCAACTGAGCACGTGTTATAACAAATTCAGGGTCATTCTTTTGTTCTTCTGGAATATTACTACTTTGAGTTGCTGTATGTACGACAGCATTAAATTCCATAGCTAACATCTTCATTCCTTTAGCAAGTTTAGCTTGTCTGAAACGTTCTTCATGAGGAGTGTAATTGTGTCCATCACCAACTTCTAACAACTCTAAATAGTCAATTATGATAACATCAATTTTACCATATTTTTTTTCCATCTCTTTGACCTCTCTACGAATATCAGTCAAAGTCTTAGCGTTGAAAGTTTCTTCAGAACTTACAATGATATCAGTCTTTCGGAGCTTCTTTATAATTCTTTTTGAAACTTCCATTTTCTTGGAAGTTATATTACCAAGTTTTACATCTTGGTAAAGAGTTCCAGTCCAAGCTGCATCATAACGATTTAAACACTGTTCTTTAGTTCCTTCCAACTGAAAGTGAGCCACTCTAAATCCTTGTCTTGCAGCAGAAACTCCAACGTGAACCAAAACTTGAGATTTACCTGCTCCTGAATCACCCAACCAAAGAACGCACTCGCCAGTCTCTGGTCCACCGTTTTCACCTCCTAAACGATAATCAATTTCATCAATGGTAGTAGGAACTTTAAAACGATATTTCCAATCATCGCTCTTTCTCTTAGCTTGTCTTTCAGCAAAGTCTCCAAATACGGTTTCAAATTTAGCATCCTGAATTGAAAACTTACTAAAATCTTCAGCATATTTTACAAACAAATCCCAAGCATTGTCTTTCTCTCCTCTATTATATACATCGGCAATTTTATCATTCGCCTCAAGAAATTTCATTTTCTTGATGTATTTTTCAAAAGATTCAACAATTAATTCATAACCTCCCTGTTCGTCAATTTCTACATCTACAATTTCTTCTAATTTTTCAAGTATTCCTTCATCATCAGAAAAATGTTGTTGTATCTGTCCGATTGTTGGAACCTTGCCAGTTTTATCATACCTATTTGTAACCCATTGCCATAACTTTTTTTCAGATTCAATCTGAAGATAAGAAAATTTGAGATACTGTCTTACTATATCAAAAACAGTTCTTTTTTCCAATGCTGCTGCAAATAATTCAGCAACGAAATTACTTGTCAAAGTATCACTTTTCGCCATATCCTCTTTTTACATATATTTTTGGGAACTCTTGTTTCAAAAGTTCTTTACACTCATTCTTAAAATTACAAGTTGCACATTTAGGACTTTTATGAAAGTATAAAGTAGTATTAGCAATACACCATAAAAATCCTCTTTTAGTATTATGATAGTCTGCCTTGAATTGTTCTTCGACTGGACGTACAGACATTACTAACTTTGAAATTTCAGTTTTCTTTTGAAGAAGATTTATTTTATGGTCTTTCTTCAAACCAATCCTTGTTATGTAAACGTTTGTAGAAATATCGTATTTTTTCCATCTTTCAATACCAGCTTTCCCAAAAATCCAATTAAAACGAATTTCACGTGAATAATCCTTTTTAGCTCCTGAATTGAACCAAGACTGAATACCATATTCCACAAATTTTCTGACAAATTCCTCTCCGATACGGTCAGAAAATGTATCCATGAAATTATTCCAACAAGCCGTGTCTGAATTATTACATTTGTAATTAACTCTTCTTTTTGTAACTTGTTCTAACAATTCCACGAAAGTATCTACAGCATATCTGAAAAGTTTCTGTCTTTTACGAACCACTTTATTGTCCATCTTTTTAATGTTTCTAACCAGTCATCAATCGAAGTATCAAGTATTCCAACACGTTTCTCTCCGATAGCTCCGATATAAGTATTTAACCTTGTTTCGGAGTGTTCGGAGAAATAAGCATCATACAAATCAAAGAAGTCAATTATCAAACTTCTACTCTTTGTTTTAGTTGCTCCAAGAACACGTCCTTTTTTCTGAATAGTGTTAGCATCTTCCAATCCGCCATCTACATTTATCATTACTTCAACTTGAGGCAAAGTAACACCCTTTTTGAAAATACCAGATGCTAATAAAAAACCGCCTTCTCCTTCTAAAAATTTTTCTTTTGCTCGCTCACGTTCTTCGCTGTCATTCACTCCGCTGATAAAAGGTATTCCCGAAAGTCTTTCCACTCTGCGTCCATGCTCTACGCTTTGGAATAACACAAGAGTTTTTAAGTTTAATTCTCGTAAAACATCTATGACTTTCAAAAGTATTTTATTTCTTAACTTGCTTTCAAAAATCAACTCTTTACGATAACCGTTATAATCTTCAACCTCAATATCATACTCAATATCATTATGGTCAAGAAGAAGCATAAAAACTCTATAATCAGACAATACCTTTCTATCTCTCAATCTCTTCTCGGTTATTGTATAAACAACATCACCGCTCCATTCCTTTAGCTTCAAATTTTGAACCAAGGCTCCTGAACGATAAGGTGTTGCTGAAAGGCAGAGTTGATATTCCAATTGTTTAGCTTTCTTATAAGTCTTGAGCTTCGCATCAGAACAGTTGTCGTGTATCTCGTCAACGCAAAGAAATTTCAACGTTTTGATATATTTATCCAATTCTTTCTTTTTCTTTTTGTCCTTACAACGTGCTGAAAATGTAGATTGAATTGTTTGAATCATTCCAACAGTAACTCTTTTTGTTACGTCAATTTGACCCGCTTTGATTTCACCAACTTCTATTCCTCCGTATGACTGAAAATATTCTTTGATATCATTTACCGCCTGATTAAACAAGGTTGTGTTATCTGTAAGGAATAGAAAGTTGCCATCATCGGTATTCAAGAATATACGCAATATTTCAGAAGCAATAAAGGTCTTACCTCCTCTGGTTGGTACGACTATGATTCCAAATCTTCTACGATAAAAAGCCTCAACTGCCTTTTGTTGATGAATATATTTTCCAGTCATCCTTTTGTCTATTTCCACGCCTTCTGGAAAACTGAAATCATAATCTGAAATCTGATATGAAAGGTTATTAACTCGGATATATTTTTCCAACGTAGGCAACATGCCTATTTTGAAAGTAAATTTCTTTTTGTCAAATTTCTCTATTTTTGAAGAATAAGCAAAAGGGTCAGGGTTGCGAAAGGTCAATGCTTTAGCGACATGTCTTATGCCGTCTTTACTTGATAACTTGAATGAATATTCAAAATTATTAATTCGTGATATGTTTACATCTATTGCCATTATCATAGTCTTTTCTAAGCTGACTGACTGTGTAATCAGTAGCAAAGTGTTCTACTACTCTATATATGCCTGACTTGTTTGTCTTGTCTAAATATCCTACTTTCTCACTCATGTTGCGCATTGAGTCAAGAGTATGTCTGGAATATAATGGAGCTTTATTATCCAATAATTTCAGTTCTTTCATACTGTTTGTATTGTTTTAATGATACAAACCCGATGTTGTTATATGTTTAATGATTTCTTGTCTTGTTATTTCAGTGCCAATAGACTTACTATTGACTAAATCTCGGAATATGCTCCAAACTGTTTTTGTTGTTTTCATTGCTTCACTATTTACTTGGGGTGATTAGGATATAAAGAAGTTACCCCCTAAATCCCCCTATATTGTTACTTGGGTATGATAGTCGGCAGTTGTCAGAAGTTACCCCTTAGTCACATAGGACAGAGCTGCCTCGTTGATGTTACTGGTCAAAACGTTCACACTCGATTTATAACTTTGATTTAAGAAAGTATGTTTTTATCATATTATATGATTGCTAATGACTTATAATATAGTGATGATACGTTTACTCATATTTATGTTTTAAGTTTTGCTATAAAAAAAAGAAAGAGACTAAAACAATGAATGAATTAGTCTCTTTTTAATGTTTAAAATGTTTTAGAGTTGAGCTAATATGAATATAAATTTCTATCTGAAATTATATCAATAATAATTCTTAGTGCTGCGGCAGATTGACAGTAATATAACGTACCTCCCGGATTGCATTCATAAAAATTATTATTAGCATATTGATAATTATAAAGTTTCTCCGCATAAGTGCGTGCAATAGCATCTCCTTTTATAGATTTGATAGTCTTTAAAATATAAGGCATCATCACAGTCCAATATCCACCATTTTGATATGTCCCAAAAGTCCAGTTTGGTTGGTTATACGCTTCCCAAACGTGGGTAGAATCGTGATAATAAGATGTTGGCACATATTTCCACATGCCAGTTTCGTTATCACATAAATCATCTCTATATTGATACCACGCATCCGTAATAGATATTGCATCTGTACCAGTTATCATTCCACTGCTTACAGCATAAGCCGCTGCACCAACATCAAACTGCCCAGAACAAAGCCCTGTGCTAGCTTTAATGTAAGTTCCGTTCCAAAATGTAGGCAGCCATAGACTTTTTATAACATTTGCTTTTGTAGCAAAATCATAATCAATATTAAGTCTATTACAAACGGCTTGTACACGTGTAAGCGCATCCCAATACAACACATTACAAAAAGCTAATTTACCAGTAATTTTAACAGAGTCATAAAAGCCAAACGTGGCTGCATTATTATCTGCATTATTGTATATTTGCCCGTCAGCGTCATAAGATGCAGATGTCAATAGTGTATATAGGTAAGGAACCTCATTCTCAAACCATACAGAATCTCTTGTTAACTCGTAATACAAAACCGCAATAAACGCATAAAAAGCATTATTATCTATTGCTGGCACACCAGTAACACTAACTGTTTGCCCTTCCGTAGTAATAACGGTTGGCACTCTCCAAATACCTAATGAGTCTTTGTATATTTTGGTCTTATACCAATTATACACATTAAGTAATTCATTTGGACTAATATATCCACAACATGCTGCATAATAAGTATCTCTTATCCAACAGCCTGAATAAGTATCAGTTGCTGCTGGATTGGTTATCTGAATGCCAGCAAAATTACCAGATTCTGTGACTACTTTTTTTGAATCTTTAATAATTTGCTGCCCTTTTGTGTCAGCAAATATCTTCATATTAGCTAAAGTGAAGATGTCACTACTCGCATATTCAGAGGCAAGCACATCGCTATTGTGATAAAAAGTTCCTTTCATACCTAAATTATAATTAAATTAACTCTAAAATCAATAGTCGGCTTAACTATTGCGTATATTTTTACGTAGCCGTCTTCTGTCATTGTTTCAGAAGAGAAAAAAGCATTTTTAAGAGCGTCAAAATACTCCCCTAAAGGTGAGGCATTAACTATGCTGTCTTTAGTTATATATTCTGAATATAACCTATTGCTATACATACCATCTTCATATATCCAATCTGCCAACAGTACAGGCGATTCAAATGAATATCTCCTTTTAAGTACACTTATCTCGCTCCTTATCTCTCTGATACTTTCATATTTTTTTAGAATTGCTGTCGGATAATAAATTAAACCTACTGTTCCGTTATGAATGCAAATTCTAATGAAATTAATTCCTTTATTAATGGGCACTTCAATTTCGTGGTGATATAGTGCTCCATCACCAGCTACTGCTAACTCGGATAATTCGCTGGCAGGATTAGCCTGAGAATAAAAAGAAACAATCTTAATATCAGGAGTTGCGTATCCATATATTTTGATTTTATCTTTCCCACTAACAGGAATAAATATACTTTTGCCCCACACTGTATCAGAGTTAGTTTCAAGACCAGACATAGGTATAGCTCCAGAAACAAATTTAGAGGTATAATCTATGCTTCCTTTCATTCCTAAAGTACTAAAACTTGATATAAACGAATCACTATTTATTAAATCGTGTTCAACTAGTATATCAGACAATGGGTTTACCAAGTTTGAAGAGTGGTCGTCCCAATTATATACAATATCGTAATAAATATCGTTATTGTCTGTGGAAACTCCCTTGTATCTATGACATCCAGTTGGCATAACAGTGGATGGGATAGTCAGTCTTCCGAGTTCAAATCCATTATTGCCAACGCCAAATATAATATTGCTTCCATCCCATGTCGCAATCATTAACTGAATTAATATATTCTCATAAGATGCCTTAGACCATATTTTTATATATTTTATTGGCTTTATAT